TCCAAGTTAAATAATCATGAGGTGTGTTGATTTCAATACCATCGAAAGATACCTCACCTATAGATATATCTATGTCATTTTGTAACCATCTCAATTGTTCTAGTTTCTCAATATTTTCTTCTGGGTACTTAGTTAGATTTCGATATTGAGATAAAACTTTTGTAGTATATCCGTAGATACCTAAATGATGGTCTCCATATTTAGTAAACCCACGACCAAACCATCTAGCTTTATTATTATTATGAATAATCTTAACAACACTAGGCACCTCACGCTTCTCAGGTGGCATCTTAGCACATACAGTAGCAACTTCGGCACCAAGCACAATCAGATCGTGAACTGTATTAATGATATGTGGTGTAATGTCAGGCATATCGCCCTGTACGTTGATGATGCAATCATATGACTGAGATACATTATTGACCCACCAACAACAGCGGTCTGTGCCATTCTCAGCATCAGCAGTAAGAAATGCTTTGCCCTTTGGCATATGGTCAACAACCTCTGCTGAGTCAGTCAATACGAATGTAGGAAAGTCTGTCTCTTCACACTTACGGTAGACACGCTGAATAAGTGTTTCATCTCCTAGCATCGACAACATCTTGCGTGGAAATCTCTTACTCTCAATACGAGCAGGTATCAATATTGCTGTCTTCATTCTATTCTCCATCATGCTTTGTAGTTTCATTGCCCCAACTATCCCAACCAGGATGTGTATTGCGGGCAAACAATTCAATGTATGGTCCGTCTAATAATTCTTCAATGTAGTTATACATATTGTCTGGTTTTCTACTATGCTCTCTTCTATCATCAACAACTAACTGTCTTACTGACTTAGACTTTCTTTTAGGTTTACCCTTAGTAGCAAGTAAACACATCTCTGGATTACTTCGTGTCCAGTAACCAAGTCCTGTGAAAAAACCAAGAGATGTTTTGTTTGTCTTTGCCCAGGTAAATCCTACTGTCTTATATTTGAAACCCCATGCTTCGATTACTTTGAATGCTTCTTGTAACAGAGGATCAACCACCCACATTAGTAATGTGCAGTCTTTGTCTGCTAGATTAGCAACAGGTAGATTACAGATATCATCTATAGACATACAGTTATAATGCTGATTTGGATTCCTGTCTTCACCTTTCACAGAAAAGTTTTTGAAGTACCAGGGTGGGTCAGCATATATCACGCTATACTTTTTGTCTGGTAGTTCAACCAAATTGATACACCACTAAATTTTCTTTTGGTTCCAAGCACCTTTGTTTTAAGTCTTGAGGCAATATAACAAACGCACTTAAAAAATTATCCTTAGAGGAGTCTATTTTATGACCAGCGGTTTTATTATTCACATAAAATTTTAGACATATATTCTCTTTAACCAAAATTTTTCTAAGTTCATTCAAGCTGATTAATTCATCGTCTTCTGTATTATACAAAAAGTGGTAGTCTGAGTCAAAAAGATTACCACTTTTTTTGATGCCGAATTTTTTTCGTATCAGTTTGAATTGTTCTATCAAAGGAATTGAATCTTTATAAAGTTCATCACAGTATGTTTTAAGACACTTGATATGCCCAACCAATGTTAAATTTTTATCCCATTTCTCAATAACACTAATAGCGTCAATAAATTTACTACGTTTAGCATCAAGACCAAATTTTTTACGAGGATAATTTATATGCCCAGTGAAAAAGTCCACACCGTAGATATCATTATTCACTTGAAGATGTGGAAAAGACCTCAGAGCAATTGCTCTGGAGTTCTTATCGTTGTATGAGGTATTCATCGTGCAGCCATTTCATTGTTCGCCTGGTTAATATAGTCAGCAATCATATCATCATCTTTACTAGCCATCTGGTTATCTCCTTATGACGACTGTGTTTGCCAAAGAGCGCCATCGCTCATTATCATATTTGCATCATACACTCTTTTTAGAGCAATGTCAACATATTCTTTTTCAATTTCAATCCCAATATACTTTCTATCTTCTTTTATACAAGCAACTGCTGTTGACCCAGAACCTAAGAAGGGGTCTAAGACAATTCCATCTGTTCCATCATCGGTTCCTTTAATTAATTCTCTCAGAAGCTCAACTGGTTTAACTGTTGGGTGACCATAATCTTCACTAGGTGAAGGCCTCTTATGTGATAGTACAGATTTTGGTCTAGTATCATATGAATTTGCTTTGTTGAAAATTCTTCGCCCCTTTGTTGCATACCAAATTACATCATGCATAGGTGCAAATGAGCCTGTCAAATCTCCTGTGCCATGATGCATACGATTCCATATCACTTGTGATTTCAATTGAAACTTACATTCTTCAATATGAAATCTCCATTCACAACTTGTCTTCCAATCACAAAACATTATAAATGCTCCGCCCGGTTTTAAAAGGCGATATGACTCTTCAATCCATCTAGGATCAACTTTATCATCTGATACAATTTTTTTGTGTCTTGGTCCACCTTTAGCACGATTAGACTGAAAGTCCATACCATATGGTGGATCAGTTAAGATTGTATCAATACTTCCATCTTCAAGTTTTTTCATATGATCGTAACAACTGCCATGCAAAATTTGATTAACCAAAGAAGTCCTCCAAGTTATTTTGTTTCTCAGCATTCCAACCCATCGCATCCAGAATAATTTGAATGGGGTCAAGGAAACTTTTCTCGAACTGTTTATTGTAGTCTATGTATTGTGCCAAGTCAAGTTCTTTTGGTAGAACATTGACAAACCCAAAGACGTTCTCGTGTAGCGGGTTAGGCATCTTCATGTATAGAAACTTCATCTTATTACCAGACATGATACGCTCATAGCGACTGCCCAACTTGTTCTTGTTGAGTTGGTCATTGTACAGCAGCGCAGCACGAACATGAATGGGTGTGCCCTTCTTATATAGAGATGCAGCGTCGGCCCACTTCTCCATCTCAGATACACCACGAGGAAATGCAATGTCTTCTGGTGACAACTTCATATACTCAACACGAAGTTCTTCAATATGTTTCTGCACCTCTGACTCAGATGATGTGACAATCTTCTTGAGTGTGTCAGTAATCAACTCTCGGCAGACTTGTGGTGTAGATGACCGTACTGCTTCTATGCCAGTCACCTTGAGTTTGGGTTCTGCATACCGCACACCCTCACTATCCCAGACATGGGCGATGTATCTCTTCTTGGCAGTCCACACAGCCTTGTCTGCGATAATCTCTCGTGCCATCACCATCTTCTGTCGTGGCGCTTGCATGAACGACGCAAGTTGTGTGTAACCCTTATCAAGATGCTTTTCGATCTGCGCCGATGCTTTGTTTAGAAAGTTGACAATCTTATTCTTGTCAGTCTCACCAGGCATAACCTTATCAACGAACGGACCAAGGTTTAGATACACAGAGTCAGTGTCGATTGCAATCACATAATCGGTATCAGTCTTCAGTAGCTTGTTTAGATACTCGTTCAGAATCTTCTCCGCCCAACGAATAGTGAACTGACCAGATACAGTAATTGCTTCAGCAACACGAGCATCAAAGTAGCGAAAGTATTTGTTCGCAAGTGCGCCATAGAAAGAGTTCATAGCAATCTTGATAGCCATCTGGTTATTGTCAAGGATGGATATCTCTCTTTCGATTGCTTTTGTCTTGTCTTTCTCATAGCGTTGCTTTGCATCTAACATCTGCTTCTTAATCTGCACACGCTCATCGTAATACTCTTGAATGATTTGTGGGATGATACCTTCTATGTCATTTCGAAAGAGTTGACCAGTGGCAGTCAAACACCTATCATCTGGAATGTTAGCATCTTTATTTTCAGAACAAAGTTCAAGTAACTCATCAATAGTAGTGTTGCGTCGAATTTCATTCACCACTGTCTCGGGACTCATATTATACTGCATAATAATATGCGGATATAGACTGTTGAGGTCAAACGACACAACCCAATCATGCATACCAACTTGTGGCTCTTTGACATGACCGCCTTCGATGGTGTTATAGCTAGAGGTCTTCTTCTGAGGCACAGCAATCTTACGACGCTTGAACTCGTTGTAGAGAATAGCATCCCAGATGCCCACTGTACCAAGTGTTTCTTTGAGTGTACACTTTGCACGATATGCCATGGTCAGTACTAGGTCAATCAAACCTAGCTTCTCTTCAATACGGTCGACCAACTCCACGTCTTTGATGTTGTACTCGACAAACTTCTGATAGTCACTCTTGTACAGCATATGTAGAGAACCATACTCACTATAGTCTAGTTTCTTCTCACCAAGCACCACGTTGGCAATGTGGTCAAGTTTGTATGACTCTTGCTGACCTAGAGTATTGAGTGTGAACTTCTTGAACAAGTCGATATAGTCAAGTTGTGATACGCCCATGATATCGAAACCAACCTGCTCACGCCCAGCAATCGTTTTGTTATCAGGGCTGACCTTGCGCCAGGGCGACAGACTATATACAGACTCTTCGCCAAGCACACGGGCGATACGATTGACCAGGTAGGGAATGTCAAAGAAGTCTGAATACCAACCTGTGATGATATCTGGAATGCGATCTGACCAATACTCTAGAAAACTGAGTAGTAGGTCACGCTCGTCACGGCAACGATGATAGAAAACATCTTGCTCGCACTTGTCACTGTCAAAGTCATACGAACCCCAAGTGTGATACAGAGACTTGTTATTGTCTTTGATAGTGATGGTGATGATCTCATGCTTGGCATCTCGTGGCTCTGGAAAGCCATCTTCAGACCCAACCTCAATATCAATCGTGCAGATGTTTAGTTTGGTACGGTCATACTTGATCTTGCCTGGAAATGCTTCACTGATAAACTGATGGACATAGTTGGTTGTGCCATACACACCAAAGTTAGCCACATCTTCATACTTATCAATGAAGTCTCGACACTCTTTCATGTCACCAGGCTTCATCTCACTAACAGCCCGACCATCTAACGATTGCCAGTCACCATTAGGATCAGGCACATGAAACGTAGGATAGAACTTGTGCTTTCGCTGAAATCGCTTGCCGTTCTGAAATCCACGAATGAGTAGATTGTTACCAAAGCGGTCAATGTTAGAATAAAATATAGTCATCTCCATAATAAAAGGGGAGCAGTTGCCCACTCCCCTATATTAGTATATCTTAGATGATATGTCAAGAAAAGATTTTATGGACAACCATAGAAATTATAGTTAACCCAAAAAACATTGCGAACATACCACCAAAGAATAATGTGTCTGGTGATTGTGCGATGAATTCCATTTATAGGTATCCTCCTTTTAAGGCAACATTGGTGCGGTATCTTTGCACACGACCAACGTCTTTACGACTAACGTCTTTGAGCCTTTTTTCGAGGTCCGCAGCATCTACAGACTCGTTAAGATAGTCTAGTTCACTTTCGTATTGATACTGGATTGGCCGATTAAACCAATCAATAATTGCCTGAAGCAGTTTCATTTGAAGGCTCCTCTTTAATATCCATCTTGCGTGGCTTTTGATTCTCAGGAATAATATTCTCTAGAAAGACTTTTAACATTCCATTTACGAGAGAGGCATCCTTAACTTCAATTGTATCTGCTAAGTTGAATGTGCGGGAGAAGGCACGATTGGCAATCCCCTTATACAAGAAACTATCTTCTTCATCGACAGAAGCAGAGTTACCAGTAATCTTTAGGGTGTCTCCATCGATTTCGATTTCGATGTCAGACTTTGAAAATCCAGCGACAGCGATTTCCACGATATATTTGTTTTCGTCCACCTTACGAATATTGTATGGGGGGAAATTAGGAATAGCTTTTGCCATGCTCATAGAATCAGCGTGTTTTAGCATCTGGTCATAGACACGGTCTAAGCCAACGAACATGGGAAAGTCTGTTAAATTGAACATGTGTTTAGTCATTGCTTTTACCTCCTGTGTAAGCAAGGTTAGTTGTGTTTTGACACCCATTAGGCGTGTCATAAAAATGAGCAAAGAAACGCTCTTTGCTCACTATTATTTAGATGAATATTGCGAAATATTGTTTCGCTAATTTTCTAACCCAGATATGCGGTTAGTGCATAACTAGACTAATTAGAGTTGCAAACAACATAGTTGTTGCGAACAGAGCAACCATAGTTACTCATAGAGCCACGATGACCTCCCTGATTAACAATGACGGGAGTACCATCATAATTGTGACGACGACCGCTACTATGCATATCGTCAATGCGCTGGCCGTTCATGTCGATACGATTACCGTTACGATCAATACGAATACCATTCTTATGAATATTCATCGCATTGCCGTTGATAGCAGTACGATTCTGGTACGGAATAGCAACATGCTGTCCCGCTTTATAGCCACCAAAAGCACCCAACAAAGCGCCAACACCAGTTGCAATCAGTTTACCTTTGCCTTTACCAAACTGACTACCAAGTGCGCCACCACCAGCACCACCAAGACCAGCACCAGCCATAGGAGCAATGGTAGCAACGTTACAAGCACCGAGAGACAGTGCGACTGCACTCACGGCAAGAATCTTCACATAGTTCTTCATAATCTAGTTACCTTTATGTTTGAGTTTGCGAGTGTAGTGCTTCTTAGAAGCAACTACTTTTTTAGCGTACTTAGGAGTACGCAAGTCTTTAGCAATCGTGTTACGCATGACACTCGTCCTTATTCACACCAGCCACGTGCCCGTGGGGCCCAATCGTCAGGATTACCCCAAGCAGGTTCATATACATCGACCATGCATTCAGCATTCCGCACTGCGATATCGAAAGTATCGTACATACCCATAAATTCGTTATCACGGAAACCTTTCGTATCATCTTCTAACCAAAGCTCATACATGTCTTTGACATTTTTGATGATGATGACTTCCCATTCGGTATTGGTCGATACCCAAGAGTCTACGATATCAATCGCTTTCTTATGGGCTTTTTCGAATTTGATCACGTTCATGTCATTCACTCTCTTTCATCAACTTACATACTTAATATAGTACATATGAAAGCAAATGTCAACCCCTTTTAGAAATATTTTTTCAACATTTCCAACTTATCGTCATATTCAGCCATGATCTCTAGTTCCTTCTCAATCGTTTCCATGATATCAGGGTGCTCTGCTAGACCGACTGTATGACGTAGAAGCACCTCAATGTTGGCACGATGCTTATGAATATGTGCTTCAAAGTGAGACTTACTTGCTTCTAACAACATGGTACGAGTACGATGCTCTGATACTGTTTGCTTATCATCAACTTCAAGTTTACCAAACATTATTTCTTCCTTCCAATACTATATTTCGCTACAAGTTCCCAATCGTTCTTTTCTTTATAGGGTAGAATTTTGATTTGATTCAAAGGTGCAACAGGCTCTACTGTCTTTGTTGAATCAACTAGCGTAACTAAATCCCACTGCTCTAATAGATTGGCAATAGTGTTACGTCTAGCAATGTCTGCTTCATTTTCGTTGAAGTCAGAAGGCTTACCATCTAGCGCAAAGAGTTCTTTGAAGTGAACAATAAAGTACCGACCCTGTTTATGTAGAATATGACAGGACTGATAGAGTTTACGATCTTTGCGAGAGGCAACGCCAATACGTGTTAGCGTTTCTTTTACTTTTAGGAAGTCATCTTCATTCTTGAGATGCACCTCAATCATTGTAGTTAAATCTGTCATTTCATACCACCTTTGCTCATTTTTTGTTTTATTGTTGACAATTGCTCATCACCAAGAATGTTGAGTGCTTCCTTTGCTTTTTTGACAGAGTATCCGTAATAGTCAATGACTGCTTGCAAGTCCTCATCATCAGTGGCTTTGTGCCATTTAGAGAAACGCTTACGTTTCCGCACAATATTTAGTAGAAACGAATATTGCATAAAATTGTCTAGATCGCTATGCATATTCATCAGATTGGCATAATGAACTGTATCGGCAAAGTATGAAAGTGACTTGTTAGTTAGATAGGGGTTATACGTCCTCTCTGCTAGTTCTGGATTAT